AGATATATTGAAAAATGACCCTGCCTTAAAGCAAACTGGCAGTCCTTTTCAATGGTATTATGCTAATAACGTTATCAACGTTTACCCTTTAACCACAAGCACCGTTGCAAGTGGCGGAGGATTTGGCGTGCGGTATATTTCCCAACCTCCTTACCTTAAACTTTCTTCCTTAAGTTCAGATATATGGCTGCCTCCTATATATCATCAGATATTGGTTGATGGTGCCAGTTATTATCTTTTCCAATCTGAAACTGGCTTTAAAGATCAATCAAAAATGCAAGCTGCCATGGTTCGCTGGGAAGATGGCAAGAAAAAGATATTTTCTTATATGAAAAATATAAGCGGTAAAAAAATCCTTTCTACATATAGTCCGGTCTAATGATACACGAGAGTGGCTATGATAAAATTGATCTTTACCCAGCCACAAAAGGCATGAACCAGAATATTGCCTCTAATCTCCTTAAGCCAGAATATTCCTCTTATATAGAAAACATAATTCCCTCCTCGTTGGGTGAAGGTGTCTTGCGCAATGGGACATTTGAATTTTCTAATCAACCTCCAGACGATATTATAGAAGGTTTTTCTTTTTCTTCCGAAAGTGGTGCCAAGCAACAAGTATTATATCTTAATGGCTTTCAAAATTTTGCCACCGTTTCTAACCTTCGAATAGTTTCCACGAACCATATTCAATTAACCAGTGTGAACTATGCTCTGTTTAAACCAGACACTTTTTTGCAGCTTAGATATACGGACAAGAACGGTTTATCTCCCGTTTCGACTTATGAGATCAAAAAAATTGTATCTATTGGCGTAAATACGATCGACATCGAGGTTGAGCAGAATAGTTTTGCTGATTCATTGGTTGATTTTTATATTGTTTCTCCCGGAACTCCCAATCCTGTTTATATATCAGGGACTCAATTTAGCATAACCATTCCTGACGGATTTATTACGAATCTATATTATGCCGTTGGGGGCTTATTGAAGTTACAAATCAATGCTGGCATTTCCAATCTTACGATTTCCGCTATCGATGAAACCGTTCCGGGGCAAATAACATTTACAACCACCGGCGATGTTATTCCCAATTTTACCGGAGCAGACACGAGGATTTTAAGTTACAAATCTTCCACACCCCAAATAACAACAATTTCAAATGCTTATGGATATATCAAGGTATTAGATGTAGCGACAAACACAATTCTTCCCGGTGGAAACCAGACCCTTTTAAATCTGTCCGTTGCTTGCGTTCCAAGGGCTGAATTCTTTGGAAAGCTTTTGTGGATTTATAATGGCGTCGATCCAATTATGACATGGGACGGCGAAAAGTTAGAAATTTATGAAGAGCAAGTTAAGGAAAGCGCTGCATCATTTAATAGAATTGATGACAATAATTTTTCTTTCATCCCGGATGCGACTTTTAATATTGCAAAATACCAAAATGGTAAATCAATTCGATTGGTAGTTAAACGTCTAGAAGCGGTAACGGGAGATTTAATAACTGTTGTTACGGCTATTGCCCCACTTGGCCCTACTTCATTTCAAATAACTACGGCTGATGCTCTTCCTGCTTTTACAGGACAAGACATACTTACATTGTTCTATTTTGACCAACCTCCTCCTTTTAGTTGTATGAAGGGTGCGCATGACCGGCTTTGGTGTTTAGGAGCTGGTGCCGTTAGTCTGGAATACAGGATACCTGATCTGGCAATGAGATACTTTTATTCCTACACCCCATATACTGATGGAGCCCCCTTTAGATTTTTTAATGAAAAAACAAAAACGGTTCCCAGTGAAGATATTTCTGCCAAACATGGCATTGCCGATAATTTAGAGGCTATCGTTGATATATCAGGCAATCTTGCTTTTATGGGAAGGCAAAAAACTCAAATCTGGCGAGGAATTGATCCTTTAACAAAAGGGTCGGCTAATTATTTCTCATGGAGCTCAACAATTCCTGTTGGTGTTTATCATGGAAACCTTATTGTTGAACTGCCCAATGATGCTTATTTTTTATCCCCTAATGGTTTCGTTTCTTTTGGAACATTGAATATTGCAAAGCAATTTGCTGCTTCAAATACAGAAAACATGAACAATTTAGGAATTGAATATAAAAATAGCATAAGCACTAATATTCAATACAGATTATGTCGATCATTCAAATATAACAATGGTGGATTTTGTGGGTTTAAAATTGGCGGAAATAATATTATTTTTTCCAAATTTAATACTTCTCTGTATTGGTGGGGAATATTGTCTGGAGACTTCAGTAATGCATCTTCTTTTCTTTCTTCATCTGATGAGTCTCTATATTTATACATAGACAATAAAATATATCAATATGCTGATGGTCTGGGAGGAACACCAATATTATATGGAGATGGGAACGGTACGAGATTTATAGATTTTGTTGAGACAAAATATGTAAACACTATTAAAAACAGATACGCAAACAAGCGATATGAAATAGATGCTGATTATTCGTCTAGTTTAATTATAAACAAAGAGAATAATGTTAACGTCTATATTTCTGGGAACTTGCGTGATACATTCATATTAGAAGATCAGTATCGTTTTCCTTTAAAAGGAGATTTGCTTGGAACTATTAATTTAGTTGATGGGAGCACTTCTGGCAACAATCCTAACAATCCAGACTCTACTTCATTGGGAATGAGGCTTGATGCGCCATCACATATCCTAAAGGGAAGGTTGAAGTTTGTTAGTGACCGTTTTTGGGTAACGATTGCTGGGAAGATTAAAAATGGGCCTTTTAAGGTTAAAAGAATTCGTTTATTTGGCATTTCGGAGAGATAATTTAAATGGCACATAACTTTCAAAGGCCCAGTTTACCTTATGCAAATGAATCTTTGCAAAATGACAATAGATATAGGTTATTAACTCGTTCTAATAATCGCCCTCCGACAGACCTCATGCTAGACACAGATTTTAATTATGTCATAGATGGCATGAGACAATTGGATATTGATATTGGGAGCGTTGCCGCTGGGATTCTTCCGGGCGCAGACGACCCAAACAATGCAAATTTCGTTCCTACAACTGATGGCGCAGGAAATATTTCGTGGACATTAATTTCAGATATTAATGTGCAAGATAGCTCTATTAGTGGAAGCAAACTCATTCCGGGAACGATTGGCACGATACAGATCGGCGATGGTTCTATCATTTCTCCATTGCTTGCAACAAATTCCATTACTGAAATAAAAATACTGGACGGGGCGGTTACTACCAATAAAATTCTTGATTTAAATGTCACAACATCCAAGATAGCGGATGCGAACGTTACGACAGATAAAATAGCAGATTCAAACGTTACGACATCCAAGATATTAGACGGAGCGGTTACCACCAATAAAATTTTGGATTCAAATGTCACAACATCTAAGATTCTTGATTCAAATGTGACGACATCCAAAATAGCAGATGCGAACATTACGACATCCAAGATTTTGGACTCAAATGTGACGACATCCAAGATTGCCGATGGGGCAATTACCCTTCCCAAGATAGCTCCAAATGTTTTAACGCCTGCGGCGGTTAAAGCTGATCAAATTGCTGCCAATTCAACAACGGTTTATACCAACCCCGCGGTTCAACAATATCATCCAAGTGCATTAAAATTTTCATGTAGTTTTTCTTCTACATCTTCGGCAAACCCTCCTTTTGAAGGATATAATGCGACTTCTGTAACAAAGAATTCTGACGGAAATTGAACTATTAACTTTGCCGTTCCTTTCACGACAACAACTTATCACGTTAATGTGACTGTTTCTTTAAATAATGGCAATATAGCTGTGGCATTTGTACGTTCAAAAACAACTAACTCAGTTACAATTGGGGCATCAAACCTCGCAGGAGCGGCTTCTAATCCAGATTTCATAACCGTAACGGGGTATGGTATACAATGATTACCTTTTCTAAAATATCTAAAGAACAAATATATAATACCTACAACAATCATTATTGTGATGATGCTATTTATTACCAAATAATTAAAAATGATTTACCATTATGTATTTATGGTATGATAGATAGAAAAAAAGGAATAGCAGAAGCTTTTTGGATATTAAA